ATACAGTAAGACTAGCAAATGATTATGGTATTAAAGCAGTCATCCAACCAGGAGGAAGTATCAAAGATCAAGAATCTATTGATGCTTGTAATGAACTGGACATGACTATGGTAGTCACAGGTAAACGTCACTTTCTACATTAAAAAATTATGACTTACGCATTACTGAGTGTATCAAATAAAGAAGGAATTGTTCCTTTAGCACGAACGTTGTATTATGATTTTGATTATAATCTTATATCAAGTGGTGGAACAGCAAAGGTTATTGCTGATGCAGGTATACCTGTAAGTAAAGTATCTGAGTATACTGGTTCTCCAGAGATTCTTGGTGGTAGAGTAAAGACATTACATCCTAAAGTTCATGGTGGTATTCTTGCTAAACGTGGTGATCCTAATCATGATATAGATATGAAATCAAATGGTATTGGATTCATTGATGTTGTGGTAGTAAACTTATATCCATTCCAAGCAACGGTTGCTAAAGATGGTGTGACATGGGATGAAGCAATAGAGAATATTGACATTGGTGGTCCTACTATGGTAAGATCAGCAGCAAAGAATCATGCACATGTTACTATCTTAACTAATCCCGAACAATATGAATTGTTTGTCGATTCATTGAAGGATGGTACTGTTGATGAGATGAGACCTCAACTTGCTTTAGAAGCATTTAAGCATACTGCTGAGTATGATAAAGCAATTAGTAAATGGATGGGAGACCAATTATGAGTAATTATGGATTAGAGATCCTTTTTTGGATTACACTCTGTATGGGAATATTTTACATATGGGAGGAAGGTGGTTCCAAACCAATTAGAAAGAAAAGTAAGAAAAAATGATAAATTTATCCGATGATGTGAAGAAAGAGATTCTTGATGAGATTGAATATCTAGCAAAGAAGTTGGGTGGTGATTATCTACATCAAAATTTTATTAATACTAAAGGTCAGAGTGCAAAACGTATTCAAATAATCTATGATAATGATCTATTATGAATTATAAAGATGCTGGCGTAGATATAGAAGCAGGTAATGCTTTCGTAGAAAGACTCATGCAAAAAGCACCTGCTATTGGTGGTTTTGGTGGTATGTTTAATGTTCCTCGTGGATATGAGGAACCTATATTAGTTTCTGGTGCTGATGGTGTAGGAACTAAATTAAAGATTGCTCAACTAGAATGTGGTGGTCCTGATAAGTCTGCTATGCACGGTATAGGACTTGATCTTGTTGCTATGTGTGTGAATGATGTAATCACTTGTGGTGCCAAACCATTATATTTTTTAGATTATATTTCTACGTCAAAACTCAATCAGGAATACTTAACACCATTGATGGATGGTATCCTTGAAGGGTGTGAGCAATCGGGAATGGAACTTTTAGGAGGAGAGACTGCAGAACATCCACAGCATATGGGATATGCTGAAGTGATTAGAGATCTTGCAGGATTTTGTACAGGTATAGTAGAAAAGAATGAGATTCTTGATGGTAGTATTATTAAACCTGGTGATAAGATTATTGGTATAGAGAGTAGTGGTATTCATAGTAATGGATATAGTTTGATTGAAAGATTATTATTTCATCATAAGATAAAACTTAGAGAGACTCCTGAGTTACTTAATCCAACTACGATCTATGCTCCTTTAGTTAAAGATCTATTGAGGGAGTTTCCTATTCTTGGTATGGCACATATAACAGGTGGTGGTATTCCTGGAAATGTTCCAAGATGCTTACCAGAAGGATTAAAGACGCATATTGATTGGAACTCTTGGCAATTACCAAAGTTGTTTAGTAAGATTATGATTGATGGTGAGATACCAGAAGAGGATATGAAAACTACATTTAATATGGGAATAGGATATTGTTTAGTGGTTCCTCCTGAAGTAGCAGTGGATGTAGAACTTAGAATTTATGGACATGGATTTAAGTCATGGACAATTGGTGAAATTGTGGTATAATAATAGAAGGACTAGAATAAAACATGGCAATTAGAGTAGCTGTATTGAGGACTGGCGATAAAATAATCGCTGATATTAAAGAGATTGTTAATGATGATAAGGACATCGTTGCATATCTTCTTACTAATCCAAATACTGTTGAAATTAATACTCCTCTTCTAATGACAGAAGCAGGAATACAAGAAAGGAAAGTAGAAGTTTCTTTATCTAAATGGATTCTTATTACAGATGATAAAGAGATTGCTGTTCCTACTAGTCATGTGGTTACAATTGTAGAACCACTAGATAGTGTTACTAAAATGTATTTGGAGAAATTAAATGGTCAAGGTAATAGCCCTGACGAACCAGCAGAATCTGATAACACAGATTGAAGAGGTTCCTTCTGAACTTGGTGAACCAGATTGTAAACTGGTAAAACCTTTTGTTATTAAAAATGATAAGTCTCTTGAACCATTCTTAATGGATGTTACTAATGAGACTGTATTCATGATGAGTTCTGATAAGATACTTACTCTTGTCGAACCATTACCCACATTACTTGAAAAATACCAGGCTCTTACTAAAGAATGAGATTTTACACAAACGTCCAAATGGTTGGTGACAACTTCTTGGTCCGTGGTTACGAAGATGGAAGACACTTCGCAACTAGGGAGAAGTTTTATCCAACCCTTTTTGTTGACTCAAAAAGGAAGAGTAAGTATAGGACGTTGACTGGTGATGTTGTAGAAGCAATCGAACCAGGGTCTGTACGTGATTGTAGGGAGTTTATAAAGAAGTATGATGGTGTAGAGAATTTTAATATCTATGGGAATGAAAGATTCATATACCAGTATATTTCTGATAAGTATCCAGAAGAAGAATTAAAATTTGATATTGATAAGATCAAGTTGGTTACACTTGATATTGAGGTTAAGTCGGAGAATGGATTCCCTGATGTAGAATCTGCTGCGGAAGAGATACTTCTTATATCAATTCAAGATTATACAACTAAACAGATTATTACTTGGGGTCAAGGTCCATTTAATAATACTCAGAAGAATGTGACGTATAAAGCATTCAGGACAGAGTATGAACTTTTAAATGATTTTATTAACTGGTGGATGATTGAATCCAATACACCAGAAGTTATTACTGGATGGAATAGTAAGTTATATGATATTCCATATATGTGCCGTAGGATTGATAGGATTCTTGGTGAGAAGTTAATGAAGCGTATGTCACCTTGGGGATTGGTGACTGAAGATAGAACTGTTATTATGGGACGTGAACATATTTCTTATGATATAGGTGGAGTATCGCAGTTAGATTACTTAGACTTATATAAGAAGTTTACTTATAAGGCACAAGAGTCATATCGATTAGATTATATTGCTAGTGTAGAACTTGGTCAGAAGAAGTTAGACCACTCTGAGTTTGATACATTTAAGGACTTCTACACAAAGGGTTGGCAAAAGTTTGTAGAGTATAATATAATTGACGTTGAACTTGTTGACCGTCTGGAAGACAAGATGAAGTTGATTGAACTTGCTCTCACTATGGCATATGATGCTAAGGTGAATTATGAGGATGTATTCTATCAAGTTCGTATGTGGGATACGATAATTTATAACTATTTGAAGAGAAGGAATATTGTTATTCCTCCTAAAAATAGATCACATAAAAACGAAAAATACGCAGGTGCATATGTTAAGGAACCGATTCCGGGAAAGTATGATTGGGTTGTCTCTTTTGACCTCAATAGCCTTTATCCTCATCTTATTATGCAATACAATATCAGTCCAGAAACCCTACGGGAGACTAGACATCCCAGCGCAAGTGTTGAGGGGCTCTTAAATCAAGAGGTTGAGATTGGTGGTGAGTATGCAACATGTGCTAATGGAGCACAGTATAGGAAGGATGTAAGAGGATTTCTTCCTGAGTTGATGGAGAAGATGTATAATGAACGTGTCATTTTCAAGAAGAAAATGATTGAGGCAAAGAAAGCATATGAAAAGAATCCTTCAAACACTCTTACTAAAGAGATTGCTAGATGTAATAATATTCAGATGGCAAAGAAGATTTCTCTTAACTCTGCCTATGGTGCTGTAGGAAATCAATACTTTAGATATTACAAACTAGCAAATGCAGAGGCGATTACTCTTTCTGGTCAACTCTCTATTCGATGGATAGAGAATAGGATGAATCAGAAGATTAATAAAATTTTAAAAACTGAGGAGGTTGATTATGTTATTGCTTCAGATACTGATTCCATTTATCTTAATCTTGGTCCTATGGTCGAGGCTGTATACAAGGGCAGAGAGAAAACTAATGAGGGCGTTGTCACGTTCCTTAATAAGATCTGTGAAATGGAATTTGAGCCTTTTATTGAAGGTTCTTACCAAGAATTGGCCGACTACGTAAATGCCTA